AATGAGCTTATGAAAAGCTATGCGGTTAAGTTTGCAGTATCGCTGACCATCCTGCAGGAGATCAAGAACACATGGCGGCGGGATGCCGAATACAGTGAGAGCCGGTTACTGGATGCGCTTAACACGGTGGATGTGCTAATTATCGATGATTTCGGCGTGGAATCCCCAGCGGCGTGGATCAACGACAAGATGTATCAGATCATCAACGAGCGGTACATCAACAAGAAAGTGACGATCTTCACAAGCAACGAATCATTGGACAGCCTGCGGTACGATGACCGGATCACGAACCGGATCAAGGAGCGGACATATCAGATTGCTTTTCCGGAGGAATCGGTTCGGGACCATATCGCAGAGCGGAACCAGAAAGAGATGATTGAAAAAGTTATGAGAGGACAAGGCAATGGAGAGAAGAAAAAGAACGAGCATGTATGACCCGTACCGAGAGGATATTGTGACAGCGCTTGAAGCAGGCAAGACGATCAGACAGATTTACGATGAGATCATACGCCCGGCGCTGAACGGCGGGTGTGAATACAGTGGCTTGGTGTATTACGTGAATAAAAACGGTCTCCGGTACGTCACAGAAAATGACGGTTATGAGCCGGTATATATCTGCGCAGAGTGTGAGCATTGCGGTCAGATCCAGCGGGAGAGGTTTGATCCCATGAGAATTTGCAAAACAGCGGAGCGGGAGGTTCTGGCGGTGGTTAAAACGTCGCCGCGGTGGTGCCCGTTACGATCGGGAGGGGGAGAGGTAAATGCATAGAGACAGTAAGGAGCGCCGCAGGCGCGTGGCGGAGATCAGCGAGAAGATGACACGCCCAAGCAAGCATGTGAGCGGCGACGCGCTTAAGAGATTCAGAGAGGTGCCATATCAGCTACGGTGCGGAAGGGTGCAGGGAAAATGATTGAATGCATGAAGAACATGGCAAAGCGTCCGGAGTTTGGGCGGTGGATTCCGGTAAGCGAGAGGTTGCCGAAAGATTACGTCCCGGTCAACATTACATATGTGAATCATAATCCGGAATCTTATTACACGAACATCAAAGATGTACCGTTTACGGCAACAGGGGTGCATTACTCGGACGCATGGTACTGGTGGTCAACGACTTGCACTGATTATCTTGCAGAATACGGCAGATGTGATGCTGATATGGTCGATACCGATGTCGAGATAATAGCCTGGATGCCACTGCCGGAGCCGTACAGGGAAAGTGAGGAAAAATAATGAGTTGCGAAAAAGAATGCAAACTTGGAAAAACATATTGCTGCATGGAGTGCCCGAGCTACGATATATGCCGAGAGAAGCGCAAGAACAGAAAATCGAGCTTTGAAAAAGCGGTGAAGTGGATTGCCGTTAGCATTGCGGTTATCGCCGGAATCAAGATCACGGGATCGGCGTGGTGCCTGTGGGCGTTTGCTTTGCCGGTAATGGCAGATTAGGAGGGATATCCATGAATGAGAATGAAGCAATCGAAAAAATCAAGTACCGGATGCATACGGCGGAGCATGTAGCCGGGGAATGCGGAATGGAAGATCTGGAAATGGCGATAAAGGCACTGGAAGAGGTGCAGCGCTGGCACACATCAGAAATCAACCCTAATATTAAAAACGAATTTGCAAACACCTCTACACAGATCTGCCACAACTGCGACCACAAAGATGAATACATCGAGGAACTGGAAGCAGAAGTGGAAGAGTACCGCACAATCGGTACACCGGAAGAATGCCGTAAATCATTGGAAATCTGCAAAGCTATGGTTGAACGTAATATAACACCAGATGATATGGAAAATTATATGAAGTTTGAGGATGAATGCATAAAGCAGGGATTTACACTTGACAGCATTCTGAAATCCAGAGAGAAGCAGACGGCAAAGAAAATAGAAATCTTTAATGGACAGGCATCTTGCCCTAACTGTAAGCACTTTTTTGGAGAAATGAATGTTATTAGGAGTCTGATAGCATGGAACATGCCATATTGCAAACATTGTGGTCAGAAATTAGATTGGAGTGATGAAGAATGAGTGCGATATGGTTCATAGTTCTGTTTTTAGCTTGGGAAAATGGAGTTGAAATTGATGATGCGTCATATTTGATGTTTGCAATTTTTTATGTCGGAGATTGTATTTTAATGCGGACAGGAGGAAGAAATGGGAAGGCTGATTGATGAGGATGATGTAAAGAAGATGATTTCTGATACATTTGAGAAGGAAAAAGATGTTATAAATAGCTTTTGGAAAATGGGTACGTTGATGGATAAGGTCGACGAAATTCAGACCGCCTACGATGTGGATGCGGTTGTGGAGCAGTTGGAAGAAAGAAGCGAAGAATATAATTCTGGTGTACGGTTGCATGGAAAGCCGGAAGAAATGCTTACGGATGAAGCAATCGAGATTGTGAAAGGCGGTGGCGTAGATGCCAATTAAACCAGAAAATCGGAAAAGATATCCGGCAAACTGGAAAGACATACGAAAAGATATCCTTAAACGGGCAGACAATAAATGCGAATTTTGTGGAATTGAGAATTATGCTATCCGCGAAAATGGCTCAAAAGTTGTCTTGACAATAGCGCATTTAGACCATACACCGGAAAATTGCGATTACAGTAATCTCAGAGCGTTATGCCAGCTTTGCCACAACAGGTATGATGCAAAGCACAGGGCAGAAACGAGAAGAAAGGTGGTGGAGTAGATGGCAGTTAAACCAATTTTGTTCAATACCGAGATGGTTCGGGCAATTCTGGACGGGAGAAAAGATGCAACGAGAAGAATTGTAAAAGGCTTTATTCCTAATGATGCAGTATGGGGATATACCGCTTTTACACCTAAGGGTACATATCGTGTAGAGGTACATTTGCAGATGGGTATGGAGAGAAATTCTTTAAGTTGCCTTGCGAGCCGGGCAATATCCTGTATGTCCGGGAAACATGGAAAAAGGCACCAAATGGGTATTATTACTACGAAGATTGGCAGAAAAATGTCATCGCAGATATTACAAAATGGAAACCGTCCATCCACATGCCAAAAGAAGCCGCGCGTATCTGGCTTAAGGTTACAGATGTGAAAGTGGAGCGGCTGCAGAATATCACAGAAGATGGATCAAAAGCCGAGGGTGCAATAGATAACAGAGGATTTATTCATTCCCCGGACAACGAATACGATCGCATACATACTGCCAGGGAGCATTTTATTGAAATCTGGAACAGCACTATCAAGAAATCCAGCCTTGACCGCTACGGCTGGGATGCATCCCCGTGGGTGTGGGTAATCGAATTTGAGCGGTGTGAGAAACCGGAGGTAAATTAAAACTTAGTGAGGTAGTCATATATGACAGACAAACAATTTGCGAGAAGATTGGCAAAACTGAATACAGCATTGTGGAATTGTATTGGAGAAGCCGAGACTTTATGCGATGAAGCTAAAAATAAAAACATTGACGATAATATGAAAAAATTATTTGCTCAATACAATGATGATGGAGCAGTGGATTGTGACATTCATAACGCTACGTTATCTGATGTTTCTTATTTGATTAAAAACATGACCACGGAGGAAATATGAGCAAACGACCAGAAGTTACGAAAGAACTTTCTTTAGCGCTTGAAAGATATATAAATCCCAAAAACGACACAAGAATTTATATGGCTAAAGAAGTCACGTTTGATTATGCCACAGGACACGCAATCAGAGTGGATTACATGAGATTTAAGCCTGTGAACAATACAGTCTCTGGGATTGAGAAAGGGGACTTTTACTGTTACGAGATAAAATCTTCTGTTGAGGATTTTCATTCGGGACATGGTTTGAATTTCATCGGTGACTACAATTATCTTGTAATGCCGGAGGAAGTATATGCGGCTGTATCAAAAGAAATCCCATATTTTGTTGGCGTGATTGTGCCAACAGAAAGCACTTGGCGGAATAACTGGAGAGAACTGACCGTAATCAAGAAAGCAAAGCGCAGAAGTAGAGAAAAAGCATTATCGGAAATGCTTTTTATGATGTTTCGTTCCGCGGCGAGAGACAGATATAAATTATCTTAGTTGGAGGTAAAAAAATTATGGCTAAAGCAGTATTAGTTACGGATATGCCGGAACAGGTTTGCCAGAAATGCACATTGTGCTATGAGACAGAGAATGATGACGAATATCTGTGCTGTGCGACAGGGAAACTTGTACCAGACGGAGAAAAACCGGATTGGTGCCCGCTCCGGGAACTGCCGGAGAAATCAGATCATCCAGAGCATTGTGACAATGGAAGATTCGATGCAGGGTGGAACGAATGCTTAGATGCCATAGAGGGAGGTGCACATGGGAAAGAGCAGAGCAAGTAAGCTGAACGGATACCGGAGTGCGGTAAGCCGGAAGAGATTATTCCGGAATTAGAAAAATTGATATGAAAGGAGCCGGGACCTATCCGGATAAAAGGCGCGCCGGGTTCCTTTGAGAAAAAATGAAAACAAAATGTGAAATTTACAGAGATTCTATGCAGAATTATAAAAAATATGCGATACCGCCGGCGCAGCTTATTATTGCCGATGTGCCTTACAACGTAGGGAAGAATTTCTACGGCAGTAATCCGATGTGGTACAACGGTGGAGACAATAAAAACGGAGAGAGTAAGCTTGCGGGTAAAGCGGCGTTCAATTCAGATTTTAACTTCAACCTGTATGAATATTTTCATTTCTGCAGCAAGATGCTTAAGAAAGAACCGAAGAAAGCCGGAACTAGAGGGCGAAGTTCTGACGCGCCGTGCATGATCGTGTTCTGCGCCTTTGAGCAGATGCAGACATTGATTGCGGCAGCAAAGAAGCATGGATTTGAGCATTACATACCGCTTGTATTTGTAAAAAATTACAGCCCGCAGGTGCTTAAAGCAAATATGCGCGTAGTAGGTGCAACGGAGTATGCATTGGTTTTATACAGGGACAAGTTGCCAAAGTTCAGAAATGGGGCAAAATTTGATGAAGCGGGGAAAACCATCAGAGGTACGGGGCGTATGATCTTCAACTGGTCGAAGATACATCCAGCGCAGAAACCGGTTGTGGTGCTGAAAAAACTGATTGAGATTTTTACGGACCCGGGCGACGTAGTTATTGATCCGTGTTGCGGAAGCGGCAGTACATTGCGCGCGGCAGCTGAGATAGGGAGAAATGCTTTCGGATTTGAAATTGATCGCAATTTTTATCAGAGAGCCAAGGGAGAAATGCTTGTCTTTGAAAAAGATGAACAGATGGGATTTGAAGACTTTCCGGAGGTGATGCCATGATGGATTTCGGTTATTACAACATGGATTGTATGGATGGTATGAAGGAATTCCCAGATAAGTATTTCGATATTGCCGTTGTAGATCCTCCATATGGAATAAATATTAACTGCAACATAGGAAGACGAAAAGGAGACAAGAAGTCTGCTTATCCAAAAGCATATTGGGATAGCGAAATACCGGATGAAAAGTACTTTGACGAACTGTTCAGAGTAAGTAAGAAGCAAATTATTTGGGGGGGGGGTAACTACTTTTATCTTCCACCAACAAAATGTTTTCTTGTCTGGAGAAAACCACAAATATCAGAAAATGTAAGTTTTTCAATGTGCGAGTATGCTTGGACTAATCTTGACGGAACTGCTAAAGAATGGGTAGGAATGTCAAATGAAAAAGATAGATTGCACGCTACACAGAAGCCAAAAGCATTATACGATTGGATATTTAGCAGATATGCAGAGCGCGGTATGAAATTTCTTGATACACACGTAGGAAGTGCAAGCAGCCTTATGGCTGCGCATGATGCCGGATTGCAATACGTGGGATTTGAAAAGGACAAATATTATTATGATTTGTCAAAGAAACGCTTGAAACAGCATGAAGCGCAAACGAATTTATTTGACTTTATGTAGAGTAGCAAACCGGGCAGCTCCGGTTTGCATGAGAAGTTATAGCTCCGCCAGCAGTAATGCGGCGGGGCGGAAAGAGAGGAATAACAATGAAAATTGCAGTAAAAAACGGTGAAGAGATTTTAATAAGCCGGGAGGATGCCGTAAGTGTTACTGACAAGGGCGGCGCATACGAAGTGATGTATGCAGATGAAACGGGACAGTTAGTTTACAAGGGCGAAGGTGTAGAAATTATCTTAGCTTGAATCTGATACTACTGAGAGGGGGAATGTCTATGGATGAAAAAGAAATATTTGAAATCTGCCAGAGCGTAGACAGCATCATTGCTGCGGAACTGACAGAATCCATCGTGTGCGGCACCAGCTACGATATGCTGGAAGCCCACCACGGCGTTATCCCTATCAGCAGGAGACATTTTTACAGAAAAAAAGGTACAGCAAAGAGGTTGATGCGGCAGAGGATGGCGCATCTGGTGGAGGAATTGAATGGGCAGTATATGATTGAGTGGGGAGAATAAAAAGATTTGCATATTTACAAGCGTAGTGATATAATTTTATATATTATAAACAAAGGGGGATTAAAATGAAAACGACGTATATTGAGGGAGAAAACAGATGTTATGTGTGCAACTATCTGATTGAGTGGCACCATAGTTTCCCAACCAGTATTTCAAGGATGGAAGTTCACAAATTGACCGGTGTAGATACGGATATTATTGCAGTAGACAAAGACAATGCGGGTAATATAAAATTTGAGGTGATTTGCAAATGCCCAGGATGCAAAACAAAAAATAAATTCTATGCGGTAGCAGAGTAACAATAGTACCAACCATCATTACGGTGGTTGGTATTTTTTACCTTAAACTTGGCACAAATCCACTCCAAACCTATTGTATGATATTATCAGAAACATTGCAGTGATAGTACCAGAAAGGGGAGAATACGGTGGGAGTAGATAAGAAAATATTGGAGCAGTATGTAGATGCATGTGAGATGATCCGGGAGACGGAGCAGGACATTAAGAGATTGAAGCGTAAACGGCAAACGATTGTGACAGGAAGTGTAAAAGGTTCCATGAATGATTTCCCATATGCAGAGACGCATTTCAAGATAGCGGGGACGTCGTTTACATACACGGATGATGCGCAGTTGCGTATAGAAGAGAAACTGCTGGAAGAGAGAAAAGCCCAGTCGGAAGAGATCAAGCTGCAGGTGGAGCAGTGGATGAACGGCATACCGGTACGGATGCAGAGGATCATCCGGTATAAGTTCTTTGAGGGAATGAGCTGGGAGAGAGTGGCAGACAGGATAGGCAGAAAAGCAACCGGTGATAGCATAAGAATGGAATTTAATAATTTTATGAGAGTAGCATAAAAGTAATTTCGTTTTTTTCGGATTTTTCGTTTTTAAAATGCTATAGTATAAACTGCAAGAAGTGAATTGAGAGAGCCAAGAGCCATTTGCTTTTTGCAACTCCCCCAACCCAGAGAAGGCGCCCGTTTAATGACGGGTGCTTTTTTGTATGTAAAGAAAAGGTAGGTGATGGTCCTTGCCAAAGGCAAAAGATGCGAGAGCGGACAAAGCCTTTGAAATGTATAAGCAAGGGCTTAAGCTAATAGAGATTGCAAACCAGCTCGGGATAGCCGAGGGAACAGTTCGGAGTTGGAAGAACCGGTATAAGTGGGATGATAACGGTAATGCAACGTTGCAAAAGAAAGAGAAAAAGGAATGCAACGTTGCGAAAGAGAATAAGCAAGCCAAGAGAGCAAAGAAAGAGCCTGTTGCACATGAAGTCGCATCGGTGATACAGAATACTGATTTGACGGATAAGCAACAGCTTTTTTGCATTTATTACATTCGCTGCTTTAATGCCACCAAGGCATACCAGAAAGCGTATGGAAGCGACTATACAACTGCAATGGTAAACGGGCATCAGTTACTTAGAAATACTAAGGTAAAAGATGAAATACTCCGTTTGAAACAGGAGCGTCTTAACAGGGAATTCCTAAGTGAGTCAGATATATTCCAGAAGTATATGGATATTGCCTTTGCGGACGTGACGGATTTTGTTGATATTCACGGCGGTTTTGTTTCCGTGAAACATGAGATTGATGGAACAATCGTCAGCGAGGTAAGCAATACCCAGAGCGGTATCAAAATTAAACTTGCCGACCGCATGAAAGCGTTGCAGTGGTTATCTGACCACATGGACCTTGCAACGGATAAGCAGAGGGCTGAAATTGCACTGTTAAAATCCAGAGCGGACGCTGGCAAGGATGACCGGGAGAATAAGCTGGATAGATTCTTTGAGCAGATAGAGGGTGCACTAAAAGATGCTGAGTGATTTATACACACCAAAACAGCTTGATACATTCCGATTTGCTGTAAATAATGATTATTTTATGCTAATCAACCACGGTGCCAAACGTACCGGAAAAACGGTTCTAGACAATGACCTGTTTCTGTATGAGTTGCGCAGGATTAAGAAAATAGCCGCTGCACAGGGCGTTGAGAATCCGCAATATATATTGGCCGGTGCTGACCTGGGAGCGCTTAACCGAAACGTGCTGATTGAGCTTTCCAACAAATACGGCATTGAGTTTCACTTTGATAAATTTAACCGGTTTAAGCTATTCGGCGTGCAGGTGTGTTGTTTCGGACATTCCAAGATAAACGACCTGGGGCGCATCCGAGGAATGACTGCATACGGGGCTTATATCAATGAGGGCACGATGGCAAAGCAGGAAGTGTTTGACGAGATTAAGTCCAGATGTTCCGGCAATGGTGCAAGGATGCTGATTGATACAAACCCGGATAACCCGGAACACTGGCTTAAGAAAGACTTTATTGATAAGGCGGATGGAAAAACCATCAAGGCAGTGCAATACAGGCTGGATGATAACACGTTCCTGTCAGAACGGTATAAGCAGAATATGAAAGAAACAACGCCGTCCGGGATGTTTTATGACCGAAACATTAATGGAATGTGGGTAATGGGCGAGGGTGCTGTATACCGGGATTTCAATGCAAAAATTCATTACATCAGCAGAGAGGAACTGCAAAAGGTCAATTTTGTTAAATACATCGCCGGGGTTGATTGGGGATATGAGCATTTTGGAGCAATTGTACTATTGGGAAAGGACGATAAGGGATGCTATTACCTTATCAAAGAGATTGCCCGACAGTATGAAGAAATAGATTTCTGGCTGGAGCAGGCCCAGGCAATCAAAGCCGAGTATGGCAATATACCA